CTAAAGCAGTGACTATTGTATATAATACTGCAGGTGCGGCCGGTTGGTGGAATAGATTACTGTATACTGTTTCTCCTAGTGTAGGAAGAGGAATTTCTGAAGCGCCAAACGGTGATATTTACGTTTTTGGTGGCAGTAATAACTCATTTTTAGCAAAGTATAATTCTGCTGGTGAGGCACAGTGGGGAAAAACTTTAAACGCTAATGCATACTATGCCAGACCAAAAACCGTTACATCAGATTCAACCTCTGCCTATACGGTGACTGCCGACTATGGGTATGGAGAAAACATGTCGGGATACCCTGATCCTCAGTTAGCACTGGCAATTAAATGGACATCTGCAGGTGCTATTACGTGGGCAAAGATAATAAAACCAACTACCACTACTACTAATTATGACAACTTTGTTCCTGAGCCAGGTGGCGGTCAACTAGATAGTTCTGGTAATCTATGGGTACTAGGAACTAGCAGAAGAGGTGGTAGTGGAGCAGTTGGAAGTCAACAATTGCGTGACACCTCCATTAGAAAGTTTTATATTGCAAAACTAAACGGAAGCACTGGTGCCTTAATGGGAATGTGGAAATTAAATTCCAATACTGATGAGCAGGCAAGCGACCAAAGTATAGTAATAGATGGAGATGATAACATTTATGTCTGTGGTGCACAATATCGTGATCACTCAGGTTATGGTTTTCCATCCATGTTGATAGCAAAATTCAATAGTTCGATGACTTTTCAGTGGGCTAAGATGTATGGTGTAAATGACTGGTATAAGGATGATAATGCATATATAGTAAGAGTAGATGCAAATAATAATCCATATATAGTAGGTCATACCGATGATAATATTAATCCCGAAGCGGCAACATTGCTTAAACTTAATAAGAATAATGGTAGTATAGTATGGGGTAAAAAACATGAAGGTGAGGGTCATCAAGGTCTTGCGATAGATAATAATGATAACGTATGGGTACTTAGTATTGATGCGGATGAATCACCTTCAAGAATTAAACTACGTAAATATTCTAGTAATGGAACGATTCAGAATCAATGGGGGATTGATACTAATGTATCTAACTATAAGTTTAGCATGTCGCGGAATGCTTTACAAATTGCTTCAGATGGAAGTTTACTGATGAACTTTTATCACTACTACAGTGGTGTTTCTACTGAGCAATCACCTATTAAAATGCCTACATCTATTTTAGATACTGCAGGAACTTACGGTGATCTTATAATTTCTAATCAAACAGCTGAGGAAGCCACACATACTCCAAGCGCTCTAACCTTTGTTAGTTATTCTGGAACTGATGTTGGAAGTTTATTTCAAACTGTTAACTATAACAGCGGTAGTTACGCAATAGAACCAACTGTAGCTCTTACAGTTTCTTCAGAAAATATTAGCACACTATGACTAGTTTTAACAGAAGAATAGCAGGATTAATTGGATCAACCGGTGATATAAAATCAACTGGTCTAAGTAATGTCACCAGTGGAGATGTTGTTTATTACTCATCATTAGATAGTTTACCTGTTTCAGGACTTACTAAAGGTGACGCTGCATTTGTTGAAAGCACCAAAAGATTATTTGTTTCAAATGGATCAGGTTGGTACAATCTAGATTTTGAAGCAAGTGCAGCACCAACATGGGATAACGAACCAAGTGCTGAATATGAAATTACAGATTCGGCTACTCCTCTTACTATTATAGCTAAACCTGCAGATTCTGATAATCCAACATTGCTGAATCAAAGTTTTGCAAGTGATTCAGCTCAATACATGTCAACTATATCCAATGACTCTTCAGTATGGACGTTTACACCTAAAACAAAAAACGAGATAGCGGCTGCGGTTGCAGCAGGAAATTTAACAGACTCTAACGGTGACTTCATCTATACGTTTAAATGGTCAGATGGAATAAGCATTATATCAAAAGCTGTTACAATAGCATATAATCCTGGAGCTCCAGGTGTAGGATTTTCATCTTCTCCTACTGAACAAAATGGAGGAATTACAGTAGGTAGTTTTACGTCATCTGTAACTGGTCAAACATTTTATTATAGTAATCAAGTGGTAAACCCAGATAATGCTTTAGGTACAAGAGCATACTTTGATACTGAACCCGGAGGAAAATTTTATCTTGCGATGATAGGTGCAGGTGGTGGATCAGGTTATTCAAGTTCTAACCGCGCCAATTATGGTGGCAATGGTGGAGTTGGCATGGTAGAAGTTACTGTACCACCAGGCGTAACTCAAATGTCATTATACGCAGGTGGCGGAGGTAAGGGTGCAAGTAGTGGTGATGATGGATTTTATGGTGGGGGTGATCCTGGCTCTAGTGGATCTTATCATTTTAGTGTTGGAGGTGGCGGTTACACTGCGCTCTTTTCTGGCATAAACAATACATTTTCTGACCTTGTTGCAATAGTTGGTGGAGGCGGAGGTGGAGGCAACTCTACTAACTTTAAAGGTGGACACGGTGGCGGTATTAATCAAGGTGGTACAAATGGAACTGGATCTCCTACACTAGATTATGGTGGAGGTGGTAATGTAAATAGTGGTGGGCATGCTGCATATGAGTCACACTCTTACTCCTCATCTAACGCAACTGCTGGATCTCAATTACAAGGTGGAGATGGATCTGATTCACAATATGATGGTGGATCAGGTGGAGGCGGTGGCCGTTACGGCGGAGGAGGTGGTGGTGGAGGCTACTACAGAACTGGTGGACCAGGTGGCGGTGGATCTGGTTGGGCAGATGCAAACTATGTAACGTTACTACAGTATAATGGTTCTGATGCAACTCAAACTGGTGCAAATTGGAACCAGTATACTTTAATGAATTATGTTCGACAACAAAGTGGTGCGACAGATTTTACTTCAGGACCTATTGGTAAATATGGTCAAGGTTCGCAGGCCACAAATCCTACAAGCTACCCAACTCCGGCTAGCCCAGGTAATACAGGACTTAATCCTCGCGCTGGTCATGGAATGTGGATAATCTGGACAGATTAAAAGACACATCTGTTATAAATAGTACCAAATAATTTTAGTTTGGAGACTATTAATGGCAAACCCAGCATCAAGACAGGACCTTATAGATTATGCCAAGCGACGTCTTGGTGATCCAGTTCTAGAAATAAATGTAGACGAAGATCAAATGGAAGATCGTGTAGATGAAGCTCTACAATACTATCAAGAATTTCATTCAGACGCTACGGTTAGAACATACCTAAAACATCAGATTACTACTACTGATATTGCTAATGAATACATTCCTATATCTTCGAATGTATTGACAGTAACGCGTTTATTTCCAATGGCATCATCCTTTGGTACATCATTTAATTTCTTTGATATAAAATATCAAATGATGCTAAATGATATTGCCGATCTCCAAAACTTTGCAGGTGATCTAGCTTATTACGAACAGATGCAGCAATACCTATCAATACTTGATATGAAATTAAATGGTACACCACAAGTACAGTGGTCTAGACATCAAGATAGATTACATATCTTTGGTGACTTTGCAGATAAAGATATTTTAGCAGGTGAGTTTGTAGTTGCAGAAGTTTATACAATTATAGATCCAGAAACACATACATCAATATACAATGATATGTGGCTAAAAGATTATACATGTGCATTGTTTAAACAACAATGGGGTATGAATTTAATTAAATTCGAAGGTGTACAGCTACCTGGTGGTGTAACCTTTAACGGTAGACAACTATACGATGATGGAACTTCAGAAATAGAAAGGTTAAGAGAATCCATTAGACTAGAGCATGAAATGCCAGTAGATTTCTTTATAGGATAACATAATGGCCCGTAACCTTTACTTCTCTGAAAAAGTAAGATCAGAAATGGATCTCTATGCCGACCTGGTTATAGAGGCTCTAAAAATATACGGGCAAGATGTTTATTATCTACCTCGTGAATTAATGAATGAAGATGACTTACTTGGTGAAGATCCAACATCTAGATTTCCAACATCTCATAAAATTGAAATGTACATTGAAAATGTTGAAGGCTTTGACGGAGAAGGTGATCTATTCACAAGGTTTGGTGTAGAGATTAGAGATGAAGCAACATTTGTAGTTGCTAGGACTAGATTTTCTGCACAGGTTCGAAGACCAGATAATGAGATAACAGTTGACAGGCCGGCCGAAGGTGATTTAATTTATTTACCTTTAGCAAACAAAATGTTTGAGATACAGCATGTAGAACATGAACAACCTTTCTATCAAATAGAAAATTTACCTGTATACAAAATGCGGTGTACTCTATTCGAATACACTGGAGAAGATTTCGATACAAGCATTGAAGGTATACAGGATATCGAGAAGACAGGTTCTTACCAGTACAAAGTTTGTGTTACCGGTACTGCAGATGCAGAAGCTACAGCGGAACTTGGATTTACAACCTACGATAGTCCAATTGGATCTGTTGGTGGCGTGAAACTCATTACACTAGACAGAGGTGGAGCATACTACACAACTGCACCTTCAGTTAGATTTGTCGGTGGCGGAGACAGCAGCTTTACATTAGGTGATAGCGCTGCAGCTACTGCAGTGTTTGACGCTGCATCCGGAACAGTCACTGGTATTACACTAACCGATAGTGGTACGAATTATGCAACACTACCTACAATACAGTTTATCGGTGGAAACCTAGGTGTAGATTCAGATTACAGAGTTGGCGATACAGTTGCACAACAACTATCGTCTACTGCTACAATCAGTGGTGAGATTCAAAGGATCGTACTTGATTCTGCTGGTGATTCAGATATGTGTCTATTCCTTGCACACGTTGGCACAGACGATGGTCAATATCATACATTCGCAGCTGGTGGAGAATTGATAAATACTACGAGAAGCGGAATCATTGGCCGCGGCTTAACCATTGTAGGTGTAACTGAAGATAATAAAATATCTGAAACAGAACAGAACGATATATTCGAAAACTTAAGTGATGACTTCTTAGACTTTAGCGAAGATAATCCATTTGGAGATCCACAGTAATGTTTGGTACATATTTCTACCATGAGAAAATTAGAAAATCTGTTTCATTGTTTGGACGGATGTTTAATAACATTTATGTTATGCGTAAAAATTCTACTGGTGGAGTTATCAATCAATTGAAGGTGCCTTTAGCATATGCACCTCGTATGAAATACTTAGAAAGACTTAGACAAAATCCGGATTTATATACAGATGAAAAGGTAGCGATTAAGTTACCACGTATGTCATTTGAAATTACTAGCTTTATATACGATAACACTAGACAATTAACTAAAGTAAGTAACTTTAAAACAGTAGGAACTGAACCTGGAAAAAGGCAGAAGTTTAATACACCAGTTCCATACACTCTTACATTTGATTTAAACATATACGCTAGAAATCAAGATGATGCATTACAAATTGTGGAACAAATTCTACCTACATTCAATCCACAATACACTTTGACGATCAAACCATTTCCAGATGAATATCCTACTTTTAAAGAAGATATTCCTATAATAATTATTGGCGTAAACTTTTCAGACGACTTTGAAGCAGACTACGGTAATCGCAGAACGATAATATATACATTATCATTTGAAATGAAAGTTGTATTTTACGGTCCAATAAATACAGGTGATATAATTAGAAAAGCAGTTCCACATCTATTCTTAATGGATACTGGAGCACAAGGTGATTCTGATAAATTATTAGAAACAATAACGGTCACGCCCGACCCCTTAACTACGATTGGTATGCCCGATAGCGATTTCGGTTTTAGTACTGAAATCGATTTAGCCTTTGATAGCGCATAAGGAGAAGTAAATGGCTATTACACTTAGAAATACAAAAGGCAGTGAACTTACGTTTACAGAACTGGACGCCAATTTCACTCACCTTGACGGAAGAATAGATTCAACCGGAGATTCCGGTTATATAAAAGGAATAGTTGATACTGCATATTTAGAAAGTATCGTTGATTCTGCATATGTAAACAATAGAGTAAATGCTGCTAATTCACTTGATTCATCTGAAGCTATTGCTCTTATTGATTCAGCGTATATACAAGCAAGACAAGTAGATCTACAACGAGATTCTGCTTTTGTTACTAGTATTGTTGATTCAGCTTATATTTTAGCAATATCTCCTAACCAAGATTTTTTAGATTCTGCTGAAACAATTGCCTTAATTGATTCTGATCACATTGAATCAAGAATGAAACAAGTTTTATTAAATCCATTTACGGTTGCATCTGCGCCTAGCACTGGAGTAGAAGGCCAGTTAATTTATGTTACAGATGGTAATGCCGGCGATGCATGTCTTGCGGTATTTAGTGGTGGCACATTTAAAGTTGTATCAACAATTGGTGCTACGATACTTGATTCTGCTGGTGGTGGTGGCGGAGGCTTCTAATGGCAGACGAACTAGATAATGATTATAAGTATTCAAAGGAAACTCTTTACAATTTAATTGAAAAAGGTAAAGACGCTTTAGATGATATGATTGATGTCGCACGATCAAGTGAACATCCTCGAGCGTATGAGGTTTTGTCCGGACTTATAAAAAACGTAGCAGATGTAAATGATAAACTACAAGACTTAAACAAAAAGCAAAAGCAATTGACACAGGAAGATGAACAGCCTGCACAGATTGAGAATCAACAAAATAATTTTTATTTAGGATCGACCGCAGAGATTCAAAAAATGTTGAGACAGGAAGATGATGTAATAGATGCTAATGCAGAACGAATCGTACCTAGGGAATCCTAATGTTAAAAGAGATGGTGTACTACAAAAATGGACACCTGATCTTTTAAGAGAATACAAGCGTTGTATGACAGATCCGATATACTTTGCTGAAAAGTATGTCAAAGTTATATCGTTAGATCAAGGCTTAGTTCCCTTTCTTCTGTATCCATATCAAAAACAAATGTTTGATCAATTTCAACAGAATAGATTTAACGTAGTTTTGGCATGTAGACAGTCAGGTAAATCAATATCAGCATGTGCTTATCTCTTATGGTTTGCACTATTTAATCCTGAAAAGACAATTGCCATATTAGCAAACAAAGGAGCAACTGCCCGTGAAATGTTATCGCGAATCACACTCATGCTGGAAAACGTACCTTTCTTTTTGCAGCCAGGATCTAAAGCGCTTAACAAAGGCAGCTTGGAATTCTCTAATAATTCACGTATACTTGCTGCTGCTACTAGTGGTTCCTCCATTCGCGGCATGTCTGTCAATCTTTTATATCTTGATGAATTTGCTTTCGTAGAAAGAGCTGCAGAATTTTATACATCTACATATCCAGTTGTATCTGCAGGTAAAGATACAAAGGTTATAATCACCTCAACAGCAAATGGTATAGGCAATCAATTCCATAAGATATGGGAAGGATCTGTACAAGGTATTAATGAGTTTAAATCATTTAGAGTTGATTGGTGGGATGTACCAGGCAGAGATGATAAATGGAAAATAGAAACTGTAGCAAATACTAGTCAACTGCAATTTGATCAGGAGTTTGGTAATACGTTCTTTGGTACAGGCGATACTCTTGTCAATGCCGAAACTTTATTAGGGTTAAGAGCTAAGCCTGCCATAAGATATATGGAAGGTGGTAACTTAAAAGTATATGAAGAACCTATAGAAAAACACGATTACATCATGACTGTAGATGTTTCGAAGGGAAGAGGCCAGGACTATTCTACTTTTACTCTGATCGATATTAGCGTTCGCCCGTTTAAACAGGTTGCTGTATATCGCAACAACACTATCTCGCCTATTCTCTTCCCAAATATTATTTATAAATACGCTAAACCCTACAATGAAGCTTATGTAGTAGTAGAATCAAATGATCAAGGTGGCGTAGTTTGTAATGGATTATATCATGATTTAGAATATGAGAATGTGCATGTTGAATCTTCCGTAAAAGCAAATGCTATAGGAATTGAAATTAATAGAAAAACAAAAAGGCTTGGTTGTTCTGCAATAAAAGATATATTAGAAAATAATAAACTTAATATTGTGGATGAACAAACTATTTTAGAAATATCTACTTTTGAAGCCAAAGGACAATCTTATGAAGCATCGGATGGTAACCATGACGATTTAATGATGAACTTAGTTATGTTTGGCTATTTTGTAACCACACAATTTTTTACAGATATGACTGACATTAACTTAAAGCAAATGATGTTCGAACAAAAGATGAAAGATATAGAAAATGATGTTGTTCCATTTGGATTCATTGATGACGGATCTGCTGCAATTGCAGCAATTGAGCATCAGGAGGATCCATGGAAGATACGAGAGGCTGATACAGAACGGTTTGTGTGGGACCCTGATGATATGCCTTTGTAATTATATAATATTATAAATAATAGTACAATTGACTAATCGTATTATGGGACATATAATTTTTAATAGAGGAAGATAACATGGCACTTTCAACACCGTCTGCTTCTCCAGCGGTTGTCGTCAAAGAAATAGATCTGACTGGTGGCGTTCCAAACGTTCAGTCAACTACTGGCGCAATTGTTGGGAACTTTCGCTGGGGGCCTGCTGAACAACGCATAGATATTGATAACGAGACATCGTTAGTATCAACGTTTGCTTCACCAGACTCAGCAAATACCATCGACTTCCATAGCGCTTCTTATTTCTTACGTTACTCTGGTTCTTTACAAGTTGTACGTGAGGTAACATCTTCTGCTAAGAATGCTCGGTCTACTATTGGCCAGCTCGGAACAGATAATGACGGTACCTTACCTATGGAATTGGTAAAGAATGCAGATGACTTCGCTGCACAGGAAGCAGCCTTGGATTCCGATTCACACACACTTATCGCACGATATCCTGGTGCACTAGGTAACTCAATACGAGTTTCCGTCTGTCCACCTAGGGATTCTGCATTTAATGCATGGTCATATAAAGATGAATTCGATGCCGCACCAGGCACATCTAACTATGCATCAACAAGAGCAGCAACCAATGATGAAATTCACGTTGTAGTCGTAGACAATGGCGGAGAACTTACAGGAACAAAAGGAACAATACTAGAACGTTATCCATTTGTTTCAGTTGCATCAGATGCAAAAAATACTGACGGAACAACTAACTACGCTAAAGATGTTGTAAACGGAAGATCAGAGTATATCAATTGGGTAAACTTTGATTCTGATTATAGCGTTGCGCGTGGTAACGGTACCGTTGATTCTGGAGATAATTTTGATCCAGGCTTAACAGTAGCAACAGACCACACCTTTACAAAAGGTGCAAACTCAGGCGTATTAGGCACAAGCGAATACTTACAAGGTTACGATCTATTTGAAGATAAAGATATCACCGAAGTTGATTTCTTAATTGCACCTTCAATGGTATCACGAACCGATCAAGTAACTGTGGTTAATGATCTAATAGCAACAGCAGAAAACTTACGTAAAGACTGTGTTGTTACAGCATCGCCTGCAAGATCAGATGTAATTAACTTGACTAACACTGCAACAATTACATCAAACATTACGACAACATCAGCCGCAATGACTAACTCATCATACTTAGTTGCCGATGGTAACTTTATCAAAGTATACGATAAGTATAATGATCAGTTCATTCAAATTCCAGCAGCATCATCAACCGCTGGTATTATGGCTGCGACAGATCTTAACCGAGCTCCATGGTTCTCACCAGCTGGTGCGCGGCGAGGTCAATACTTAGGAATCACTGCAATTAGTTGGTCTCCAACAAAAGCACAAAGAGATACACTATATAAAGCAGGTGTAAATCCGATTGCAAATATTCCAGGTCAAGGTGTCTTACTGTTTGGTGACAAAACAAAACTAGGTCGTCCATCTGCATTCGATAGGATTAACGTACGAAGGCTATTCTTAGTCTTAGAACGTGCTATCGGCAAAGCAGCTGAACAGGTTATGTTTGAGTTCAACGATGAGTTTACTCGAGCAGAATTTGTCAACATTGTAGAACCAGTACTTAGAGAAGTAAAAGGTCGAAGAGGTATTACAGACTTTAGAGTTGTCTGTGATGAAACCAACAATACAGCGTCCGTGGTTGACAGAAATGAGTTTATAGCTAATATCTTTATTAAGCCGGCTCGTTCGATCAACTATGTCACTCTTAACTTTGTTGCTGTTCGAACCGGTGTTGACTTCGAAGAAGTCGTAGGCACGGTGTAAGGAGGTAACAATGGCAATATTAGGAGTAGACGATTTTAAAGCAAAACTAAGAGGTGGGGGCGCTCGTCCTAATCTGTTCCAGGTAACAATTAACTATCCAGGATTTGCGGATGGTAACCCTGAACTAACATCATTCTTAGTAGAAGCTGCTGAGCTTCCAGGTTCAACCTTTGGTCAGATTGTAGTACCATTCAGAGGTCGCCAATTAAAAATGGCTGGTGATCGTACATTTGCTGAATGGACAACAACAATCATTAATGACACAGACTTCGCAATACGCGATGCTCTAGAGCGTTGGATGAATGGTATAAACAACCACAATGAAAATACAGGGTTGGCTGTACCGGTAGCTTATGAAGCTGATTTAAAAGTTGAGCAATTGGACCGTGAAGGTGATATCATTAAGACATATAACTTCCGCGGATCATACCCACAAGATCTTTCACCTATTGCATTGTCATTCGGAGACAATGATAATATAGAAAGATTCACATGTACATGGGCATACCAGTACTGGGAATCCAATACTACAACTTAAATAAATAGTAGGAAAGGCCGGAGAGGTTCGGCCTTTCTATTTTAACAGAGGACTGACATGGCAGAAAATGATGGTTTAAAGCTTTTTGGTTTTGAAATCAAAAGAGCTAAAAATAAAGATGAAGAGAAACGACCATCTATCGTTCCTCCGCGGGACGACGAAGGTGGTAGTTATGCCACAGCTTCTGGTACACATTACGGACAATATTTAAATTTAGACGGAGACGACTCTAAGGATAACTATCAATTAATTATGAAATATCGTGGCAATGCAATGCATCCTGAGGTTGACAATGCTATTGAAGATATTGTAAATGAATCTATTACTGGTAGTGAACTAGAGCAAACCTTAGATATTAACTTAGACGATGTTCAAGTACCAGATAAAATCAAAAAACTAATTAAAGAAGAGTTTGACTACATCTATGGTATGTTAAACTTTAAAGAACTTGGCCACGATATTTTTCGTCGTTGGTATGTTGATGGCCGTTTATATCATCACTTAGTACTTAATAACGATAATCCTAAGGAAGGTATCCAAGAGATACGTCCTATCGACGCTGCTAAAATGCGTAAGGTTAAAAAGGTTAAGTATAAAAAAGATCCTGTTACAGGTGCAAAGGTTGTAGAAAAAACAGAAGAATTTTTTATATATCAAGAAAAGCCAGGTAGTTCTACGAGCGGAATTAAAATGACAAACGATTCTGTATCATATGTTACATCAGGCTTATTAACAGAAGATCGTAAGAAAATTATTTCACATATGCATAAAGCGTTGAAGCCTATCAACCAATTAAGGATGATGGAAGATGCTTTGGTTATATACAGATTAGCTCGAGCTCCTGAACGTAGAATCTTTTATATTGATGTAGGTAACTTGCCAAGAGGTAAGTCTGAACAATACATGAAAGACATCATGGCAAGATATCGAAACAAGCTTGTGTATGATGCTAAGACTGGCGAAATTCGTGACGACAGGAAACACCAGTCACTTCTCGAAGATTTCTGGTTACCTAGACGAGAAGGTGGCAGAGGAACAGAGATATCTACTCTACCAGGCGGTGAAAATCTTGGACAAATAGAAGACATTGTATACTTCCAAAAGAGAATGTATCGTTCATTGAACGTTCCTATTTCACGTATGGATACTGAATCTGTACAAGGTATACTTGGTAGATCTACAGAAATTAACAGAGATGAATTAAAATTCCAGAAGTTTATTGATAGACTTCGTATGAGATTCTCTCATTTATTCTATGGCATCCTTAAGAAACAACTTGTAATGAAAGGTGTTTGTACTGAGGATGATTGGGAAGAATGGAAAAATGACATCACGGTTGACTATATTAAAGACAACCATTTCACTGAATTACGTGATGCAGAGATGTTACAAAATAGATTAGAAACTTTAGACCGAGTACAAAACTATGTCGGTGATTACTATTCTAAAGAATGGGTAATGAAAAATGTGCTACAGTTGAATGATGAAGATATTGAAACTATGCAAAAGCAAATGAGTGGTGAAGAAGACGAAGAGCCAGATGAAGAGCCGCAGCAAGAAGCACCACCTCAAAAATATGAATTGAAACCTGTCCAAGGAGATGATAAAGATGAGTGAAGTAGAAGACGTACAAGACTATAATGATGTACAAGGTATGGTCCAACATGCTATGGACCAAGATTTTAATAAGGCTAATCAAGTCTTTGGTGATATTATGTCGCTAAAGGTACAAGACTTATTAGATCAAGAAAAAACAAGACTAGCGGATGCAATCTATAATAATGCAACCGATCCTGCTAGTGAAGAAGATATTATGGGTGATGATCAACTAGAGTTAGATTTAGAAGATGAGACCGAAGAAGACACAGAAGAAGGCGAAGCTGAAGAAGATATTGAGGGAGATGAAATTCCTGAAGAAGATTCGGAAGAGCCTGAAGAATCGTAAATGTATAAATAATAGTTAACAAAATGAAAACATTTAATCAGATTAGAGAACTAACTGGTAGGAAGCCAAAAGGGCAAATAGTCCTTAATAAAAAGGTTGGCAGAATCCAGATAATGATCTATAAAGAATCAATAGGCTTTGTAGCTTATATAGACGGAGATCGATTAGATGTTTACAAATCAAAAGCAGAAGCTCAAAAAGCAGCTGAAGCAATGGTAAAGGTATTAAAGAAATGAAACTGATTGCAGAGTATACCGAACAGAACTTGGAGGTTCTTACTGAAGCGAAAGACGGTAAGAAGTCTTATGCTATTGAAGGTATATTCATGCAAGCAGAAACTAAAAATAGAAATGGTCGGATATATCCTAGAGCTGTCATGGAAAAAGCCGTTGGCAAATATGACAAAGAACAAGTAGCTAAGGGCAGAGCAGTTGGTGAGTTAAACCACCCTGAAGGACCGACCGTAAATCTAGATAAGGTTTCCCACAAGATAGAATCCCTTGATTGGAAAGGGAACGACGTTGTGGGCAAAGCGCGTATATTGGAAACTCCTATGGGTAAAATCGTTGAAGGTTTGCTCGAAGGTGGTGTCAATCTAGGCGTATCGACTCGTGGTATGGGAAGTTTGAGTAGAGGTAATAACGCTATGGTCGTACAGCCAGACTTTATGTTGAATGCTGTCGACATCGTTCAAGATCCATCCGCACCTAGCGCTTTTGTTAATGGGATAATGGAAGGTGTTGAATGGGTATGGAACAACGGTATTATTGAAGCCAAACAGATTGAACAAATGGAGACTGAAATTAAGAAAGCTCCACGTATCGGTCTTTATGAGACGCAGGTTCGTGAGTTTAAGAATTTCCTCTCGTTACTTAAACATAAAATATAGGAGTCAATGATGACTGATGAAAATCAAGTAGAAGATCAGGATGTCGAACTCCATGACGAAGTAACAGACGAAGTTGTGGAAGAGGCTCATGATCCTAAAAATGCTGAGGCTCAATCAGTGCAAGCGACTGATAAAGCTGGTGAAGCTACCAAGCGTGCTCCTGCACGTAAAGGTGACAACACTAAGAAAGATCCAATG